ATTATAAACCTGATATTTCCCCTGTGTTTTTTAAACGTAACGGTATGTAAATGAACTCAACTGCTTTTACTGGTTCAATTGCTATGTCCAAGTACAATTCATTACGATCTATTCTGGCTGGAGTGTTGTTGCTCTCATCGCACACGACTAAGAAGTCATACAGTGCTCTAGTGCCTACTAACTCTAGCAATAAACTTTCTGTTTGTTGTTTGATTTCATCTCTAGTGATTTTGTCATTTGGTTCAAACACATAAGGTTTAGCTAATTTTTGTAACTGGCTTCTCATGTAGATTACCAATCTTGCCACGTTGATTCTGTCCAATGCTGATGCATTTCTTGCTCTGGTTTTTTGACCATAGTTAACAAGACCTGCTCCTGTGATCACTGTGATTGGGTTCACATTTGAAGAGTACAATGTATCTCTTTGACCTTCATTCAATACTGTGTTCACAAATTCGCCTTCAGAGCTTACAAAACCAACTGCAGAAGCATTAGTAATGCCACCACGTCTCGTACCTGCTGGTGCGAACCAAGGATAAGAAACTTGATCGCTCAATGCAATAGTTCTAAGTATCATGTGACTTGGTGGAACTACAACATCTCTACCAGCGTTGTCACTGGTAAATCCTGATGGATAAAATACACCTAAGTATTCATCTCGTGTGGTTAATCCTGCATCACTGTCTTGCACTGCAAGGTTTACGTTTGTGGCCCACTCATTTAAAGAAGTTGCGTCTGGAGCCAATCTAAATGGAGCATCACCTATTACAAAAGCTGTCAAACCTCTGTCATAGTTTAATGTTACCATTTCTCCAATTAATTCTGGGTAAGCAGGACATGCCATCAAGTTGAACAATCTTGATGCATCATCTCTAATAGCATCGTTGGAATTCAACATTGCTTGTAACTGTTGTACCACAACTGCTCTTTGTGCTTTTCTTCCAAATGTGCCTGCGCCGTTCACTTGGTTTGCAGATTCAGTTTTCCATCTGTGTGGGTAATAAGCAGACATAGATTCTGGGAACCTAGTGTTAGACTCATTTACATTCACATAGTTTCTCATGAATTTTTTCACATTGAATCCGCTTCTGCGTGTGTTGAACAACAACATGCCTTTTGGATACAAGGCTGGATCTGGAGCATCGAAGTCTACAAAGTTACTAGTCAATAATGCTACAATGGTAGCAGGATCTTCACTGAGTGTGCCAGAGGTTCCATATCTTGCATCAGCAAATATGATTCCATTTTCAGTGGTTTGATCTGAATTGTCAACTGCTGTAAATCTTGCTGTGATTGAATTCCATCTGTAAATTTTTGGATAGTTTTCTAAATCACTGGAGTCAATCCATATGTCACCAGTCACTAAAACTGTTTCATCGCTTTGTTCAGTTGGTTGAGTGGCTGAAACAATTGGACCGTTTGGATCAGTGTTAGGAAACGCTGCTGCATCTCTGTAACCCTTCCAAGTGGTACCATTGTGATACATTATGTCAACTTCATCTACCACAGAGCTGTACCATAATCTACCATCAGTAGTCAAACTGGTTGGATTATTTGTGCCTGCTACATATGATAATATTTTAAAATTAGATGCTCTTAATACCACTGGGTTGGTTGACCCGTCAGTAGCATCATCATTGTAAAGATTGTCAGTGGACTCTCCTACAAAACCTGCTAAACTTAATAAATCATCGGTGTCAGTGATTTTAATTTCGCCGCCTAAATTGTGTGCTATCACTATGCGATTCAAAGTGTCCACACTTGCTTGAATGTTGGTAAAGCCAGCTGCATTAATGGCTGTTGCAATTTTGTTAGCATCACCTGAAGCTCCTGCCATTGCATTTGAAGTGCCTGAAGATAAAGTGATTGTTTTTGCTGCATCTAAAGATTCTTGATTAACTTTGGACTCTGCCATTGTGAATGTGTAATTGCCTGCTACTAACTGAGTGGTAATCACACTTGATTTGATAATTGTAGCGCCACCATTTTGTTTTCTTAAAATTCTGTAATCAACTTCATCACTGGTGTTGTTGGAATTTACATACAACGCACCCAATGGTATGTTGACTCCACCACCTGTTCTATCTAAGTTGTACACAGCTGATTCATTGCTGTTGTACAATGGAGCTGCCACATCTTCAAATAGATTGGTTACTCCGTTGAATTTTTTAACTTTGAATCTAGCTCCTTGATTTGGTGCAGTAATCTTGATCCATAAAGAACCTGTAGGTCTTGGATTTGCATCTGTAGATTTGTACAATGGAACCTGTGTGTGTGAAGCAGTGGTCACTGATGGTATGTAGTAAGTGCCTGCTGTGATTCCTAAAGTTGTTAATATTGTGCCTGACACTAGTGCTATTGCAAGATTGTTAGTGGTTGAAAATATTGCCAACGCTGAGTTGACACTTGCTGCTGTAACACCTGATATGCCAGCTCCGTTAATGGCAGTGACCAGTGCGCCTAAAGTTACTGCTGTAATGTTTGTGCCATTGATTGAAAAAGTTCCTGAAAGTGCTCCTGGATTTTGCGCAGAACCTAAAATTGTAGGATGACTGGCTTTCCAAGCGTTGCTGCCAACTAGCACCCAAGTGCCAAGATAATTTTTAAAATAAAGATTATTAAATGTTGTGGTAGCATTGATAAGATAATCACCAATTTTTCCACTTGAACTTTTTGGAGCATTACCTGCAGTGTCTCCTACAAGTTGATCTAATTCTGTAGCAGTGACTACTGTTGGTACTTTGTTTGCAAATGTTTGTCCATTGGTGGCAGTGATTGGATTTGCGTTCCATTCGAATATTCCAAACAATGTGTTACCTGTGTCAAACCAATAAGTGCCTGCAGCAGGATTTGCTTCAGGAGCTGAGGCTGATGCTGCTAACTCTGCTAGGTCAATGTCTGCTCTTACAACGTATGCTCTATTGCTGATTCCTAAGTAAGAGTATGCAGCTTGTAAACCATATTCGTTGGTTTCTCCACCGTGAATTGGATTATTGTTTGAGTCTGTGACAAATACTGCATCACCAAAAGTATCACTTAAATCTCTTTGAGAAGTTATTAAGAAAGGTTTTCCAGCATTGGCTTTTGTGGTTCCTATTGCTGTGCCTGTGGCTGAGGCGTTTGCTTTGTTTTGCCTAGTGGCAATGAAAATCATCGGAACTGTACCTGGTTCCGCTGGTGTATAAAAACTTTCGTCTATTACTGTAACTTGTACGCCTGGTGATACTAGTGCCATATTATTTTCTCCTATCTATGACTTATTTGAATATATTTATTCAGATAGCTCAAAAAGATGCCTGATAAACCCAACAAAAAGGGCCTAAAAAGGGCAGCTAAATACGCTATGAGATCTTTGTGTAGGACCTGTAAACAACGCCCTTGTGCTGTGAATTATCACAAAGCAAACAAGGTATTCTACAGAAGCCAGTGTGAACTGTGCATTAGATACAAAGGCAAATCCATGGGCATACCCAAATGGCAGCAATCTGGATATATTAAAAAGAACGAATGCGATAAGTGTACATATAAAAGCAAACATGATCAACAATTCAATGTGTTTCATGTGGATGGCAATCTAAACAATTGTAGATTTAATAATCTTAAAACAGTGTGTGCTAACTGTCAGAGAGTGTTACAAGCACAAGGTATTAAATGGGTGCAAGGAGACCTTGTACCTGATTTCTAAGATGTGCAATGGTGCTGTTGTTGTCTAATTCTGCATCAAAGTTGCATGTGGCCCATGCCCATTCGCTGGGATGAATGTCTGTAGGCTCAACTCCTACGTCCTGATATATTTTAAACCATAAGGGCAAGGGACTTCTTTTAACCCACCACACTTTGCCACTCACTGATTTGATCATATCTGCTTCATTCAAAAAACGCACATCTGGAATCACCCAATTCATGTGGGGATTTTCAGTAATTTTTTTCTTGAGCAAACTGACCCAAATGCCATCAAAGAATCCATTGCGCATGCACTCAGTGCCAAATTTTTGCAAAGCCAGCCTAGGAGTGATCACACTGCCTACTTCTTTGCTCCAGTATGCATCAGGTTCTTCGCGCCATTTTCTACTTGCGGCTGTTTTTCCATCCAACAATTCTCTATCCCATTCAAACATTTGAGACACTGCATCTTTTAATTTGTCAGCAAATGACATTTTTGTAAAATTATGTTTTTCAACTAGATAGTCTGCAATGGTATCCTTGCCACTGCCTATAAGTCCACAGATTCCGATGATCATATTAAAGTACTATTGTACTTTAAATTTATGTGATTGTCAATGTAATTTTAACCAATTGTGAAGTGATAGCCAACGCCGCCAGCCATTTGCGTGGCCAGTTCTGCGTCCAATCTGTCCATTTCTGCTTGTGCTTCGGCTTTAAGACTGTCCCCATTTAAGGTAGTACCACCTTGTGGACCAGCCACTGTGTTGAATTTGGATCTAGCTTCACCCAACATGTATTTGCAGTTTGCCAGTGTGTAACTTTTGATCCATTCTCTAGCTTTGTAATCCTGTAACAATTGACTTTCAGGTCTGAAATTGTATGCAGACAACAGCAAAGTTTCGTTGGCTCTGGGTCTTTGTAACAGTGTTAATACTTTTGTGGTTGGATTCCATTTGAACTCTATAAAACTACCAAACATTCTACCCACCAATTCTTGATATTGTGAAAACATATTGTAGGTAGCTATGCCACCAAGATTACTGCTGGACAAAAGATAGGTGTTGGTGTAGGCCAAATTGAAAGGTTCAAACAATGTGCCACCGTCTCCACCACCTGAACGTGATCCTACGGATCTTCTAAACAGTTGTTTTACTTCCATAATTTCATTGGCCAATGTGTAACTGTTTTGATCCAAGACTGTGTTTAAAAAAATATAACTTTCCTCCACTGAGTTGTCAGATCTTTGTCTATATCTGCCTAAGGTTCTAGTTAAAGCGGTCTCATAATGGCTGGGATCTAGCTCCACTTCAACCATGCCACCGCCCAGCATGTTTTTAACAAAATCGTATATCTCTTGACGTTGTGTTTGCAAATCGCTCATTGTGTGTATCCTATAACATATTTATCAATGGAGTATGCATGAATAAATATACGCATGCCTAGATTAAGTTTGTACAAGCCAGAAAAGGGTCAAGATTACGCATTTTTAGACCAAACCATAGCTGAAATGTTTACTGTGGGTGGTACCGATGTGTTTGTACACAAATACCTTGGTCCTGTGAACACCAGTGAGGGTGATGCCACAGCCACACAGCCCAACTACAACTCAGTGAAAGAAACCAACATACAAGACCTACTATTCTTAGAAAATAGGGATAGAAAATATGATCCTAATATCTATCAGATCAGAGGCATATACAATGTGAATGACATTGACTTTGACATGAGTCAGTTTGGTCTATTCTTGCAGAATGACACTGTTTTCTTAACTGTGCATATCAACAGTAGTGTAAAAACCATTGGTAGAAAGTTGATGTCAGGAGATGTGATTGAATTACCTCATTTAAAAGACCAATACGCTTTAAATGACTACCAAGTCTCACTCAAAAGATTTTATGTAATACAAGATATTAACAGAGCAGCAGAAGGATTTTCGCCCACTTGGTATCCACATCTTTATAGACTTAAACTTAAACAGATAGTAGACAGCCAAGAATTCAAAGAGATATTAGATTTACCTGCAGAAGAAGGCAGCACAAACACACTGAGAGATGTGTTAAGCACATATGAAAAAGAGATGCAGATCAATCAAGCAGTGGTAGCTCAAGCAGAGGCAGATATATCCAAAAGTGGTTATAACACCAAACACCTATATACGTTACAGGTGGATGATCAAGGGAAGCCTGAGTTAGTGACCACAGACATGAATAATTTAGATGCCAGCACTGCTAATGTTTTAGCTGATAGAATCAATCAAACTCCAGACAAACTTGGATATCAAGGTTATCTTTTGGGAGATGGTTTTGCTCCCAATGGTGAAGTATTTGGCCACGGCATAGGATTTCCACAAGGATCTGAAAAAGGCAATTATTTTTTACGCACTGATTTTTTACCCAATAGATTATTCAGATATGATGGTACACGTTGGGTTAAAATGGAAGATGCAGTGCGAATGACATTGACCAATACCAATAATAGAAATACACAAAAAACAGGATTTATTAACAACACTAATACCACCACAGTGGCGG